GTGAGCTCTCGCTCACCTCGTTCTTCTCAGAACAGTCGGATAGTTACCGGTTGATTCGCGTTGAACAGGGTGTGAGGGATACCTCATCATGCCACCCGTGCACTGTGTGTTCTTGGTTTGTAGGAGTAATTACTTACGGACTACGAGCATATGGTGTTGGTCTTGGAATAGACTGTCTACCTCTGCTGGTCCTCCACTTCGTCTCAGAAGAAAGAGGATAAAATATAATAGCTGAGAGTGTTATCTTCTCTTCAGTTTGGAATAGAAAGTCCCTTCTCGGAAGGAGGTTCTCTATTACCCATTCGCAGGGAAAGCCTGTTAAGGGGGATCTCAATTAATGAAATCCCACCCGTGACCCAACCAGGGAAGATCTGATCTCCAACCGATTGAGTCCTTGCATAAACGGACTAGGCATCACTAACCTAGAAAGGGAGCTGCAACAGACCACCAGTCAACCACTGGAGACTGCAGGATCACGTACTGACTGGCCCCGTAAGGGGAATCCACGATTACGTCCTGACCCATGGAGGCATCCTCTTTGTTGAAGGAAGCCTTAACAGGGATCGTCACACAGAGCTATTATGGCTCCAGTATGGACGACAGTAACGTTCCTTGTCCCAACATAGCAATCCCAAGGGATTGTTACGCTACGCACGTAGCCTCTGCGGCCCAGTTCCTTCAATGGAACGGAAACCGAAGTTTGAATTAAGGATCTTTACCTTCACCACTCATGACACGTCTTATGAATTTCTTCACAAGAACTGCGCCTTGGGTAGCGAAAGCATTGACACCTAACTTTAAAGAGGTGTTCTCTGTAAAAGGAGGACGACCGATGGTCGACCATCTAATTCGGATGGTCTACCTCCTACGAGATGGCGTGACTCCAGCATATGTACGGATTTGCATCTCTTTTCTAAGAGACGTTGTATCCATTTACCGGAAGTCGGGAATGAAGTTCTTGGTCAAGTACTTAAAGACTTGCCAATTACTCCTCATTCAGGCGTCTGGTGCCCAGGAGCCTAGATTTGACTCTAGACATTTTGGGGCAGCCGTTTCGACGACTGCAGGTGGACTACCACGAATCATTCCGAAAACCCATAGAGCGTTCATCCGGAAAGGATCATCATTTCATATTAAGTTCTGAATGACATTGTTTGGGCTCTTCCGAGTCCTCCCTTATCCTTCAGTTCCCAAAATTGTTACGATTATCCAGCCCGGGGTTCGAATTTCGAACAGCTTTATGGGGGAGTGGTTAGGTGCCTGCGATACAATGATCGCATTTATCAAACCACAGCCAATGACCGAGGTTTACGAACCTCGAGACTTGGCTAGTAGGGGTAGTACTAGTGCGAACGTGTCTGCGGGACCGGATGGGAAACCAATCCGGGCCCCGTCGTCACATTTGTCTAGCATTATCCTAGCGTTGGTAACCTGGAGAAATCTAGGTTATCAATTCGGAATGGTAGAATGGTCTCTGAAGGTAGCTGGGACTGTTGCAAACTTCGTAAAGGCGAAGGGGCTAGCAAGACTATTTGTTAGTCTCGGATACTTGACCCCCTTACTGGCGGCTTTTCCTTATCAACCTCGTGACTTAGGTCGCTTGGCTTTTAAAGATGAGCCTGCTGGTAAGGTGCGGGTGTTTGCGATGGTTGATGCATTCACACAATGGATGTTGACACCAGTGCATAAGTACATCTTCTCACTGCTACGGTTACTTCCCTCTGACGCGACGTTCGACCAACTTGGGTCAGTAAAACGATTTTCGGATCAATTGAAAGCTCGAGGAACTAAGAGCGTCTATTCTCTGGACTTAACCGCAGCAACTGATAGGTTGCCACTTGCCCTTCAAACTATTCTCTTAGGATTACTTCTCGATGAGCGTATCGCTGTGGCTTGGGCCTCACTATTGGTTGGGCGTTGGTATACTTTACCAACATATCAACCGAATGTGAGAGCCACGACAGTGAAGGCTTTGGGTGTGGAAGCCCAAAACCCATACCTACGTGTAGAGCAACGGACATTAACGGATGCGAAAGGACGAGTTTCGACTCATGCTTTCGTATCTGCCGTTACCTACGCGGTAGGGCAACCTATGGGGGCCAGATCGTCATGGGCGATGCTAGCGCTTACTCATCATTGTATTGTCTGGGTCGCAATGGCTCGGTCCAATGTTAGTTGGTATCCCGGCCTCTACCTAGTCTTGGGAGATGATATTGTCATCGCTGATGAAGCGGTGGCTCTTTCATATCTTGAGATCATGGTGGAGCTCGGGTGTCCAATTAACCTTTCGAAGTCTTTAGTCTCTCAGAATGGTTCTTTTGAGTTTGCTAAACGCTTCGTTCATAAGGGCATCGATGTCTCTCCGGTTTCCTGGAGAGAACTCTTTGTCTCTTATGTGGACGTCAGTGTCTTACTCGCACTTGTGAGTAAACACCGACCACGAGTCAGCACGGTCCTGGCAATGATGGGACATGGCTACAAGGCAATTTCGCGGATGACGGCTCACTTCTCTGAAATGAGTCGATCGGAAGCGATGTTGCTCATGTGGCTATCACGACCCGGGTCAACTTATTCAGCTTTCTCGTCTTGGACCCAGTGGATGCTATCCATCGGATTCAATTCATTTAAGCCGGATTTATTAGAGCTCGGGCCTACTAAGAAGTTCGTAGCCAAATTGGCTATGGACCTCCTAAGAGGGATCTATCCAAAAGATCTCGTGAAATCTAGTGATATGCTACGAAGGCTTATCAGGGAATATTTCCCCATTCTGGATTCCCAGGATGCTAAATTAGTCCCAGTGCTTGCAAATATGCTCTGGACTTCGGTCTTTGAGTATATCTACAATCACATGATGACGACTTCGTTTGAGGCTCGAGGATCTGCTCAGAGAATGATTCAAACCGCGCTCCAGTCTCGCGACTGGACCGGTTCTGTTGAATCTTTGGACAAATTCTTCGACCTTTATCAAAGTGTCGAGAAAGAAGCCCAATCAGCTCAGGAACAGATCGGTGACTCGATAGACTTTATTGACACCAATCGGGTAGTAACCCTTAATAGATGTACTGAATTACGTTGGGCTGAGATGGTTCGGAAATCCGTCCCTATTCTCAAACTCACGCCGCGGCCGAAGTCTGATAAACGACGGTCCGTGAAAGTCTAACTCGTAGATCTGAGAATACAAAGTATCTCTAACGAGTGCCATGTTGCACTTAGATTCAGGTGACTAGAAATGGTCACTGTAGAAGTCTCTTCGGAGACAGACCCCTAAGTGTGGCTAACAGCATGATCGGGTTTCGAGGGCCCGTAATTGGGCAGAGAGTACCTCTCCAGTGAGATCTAGAGCTTCGCAACTCTGGCTCAGGCTGTGACGTGCCTCGTACCGGCACACGAAACGAATCCGTTCCGTATGTTTGATCCTAAGTAGTACAGGTAATGCTGTAGCAGGTAGACAACGAAGACTTAAGGAACGATTGACACTTCGTGCTAGGGAAACCCCCTAGGTAGAAACCCACTTCGAACGCGTTATGCGATCTGGTAGGCTGATCTCTTCGTAAGGAGAGATTACCTGAGAAGGGAGTGTTACCTAACTGAAGGTAAACCGCACCTGCCAGTCCCAAAATAGCGTCACTAAGAGTGATTGATGCCCTGGATGTTAAGATATAAGAGGTCCCAAATGGACTTTAAGTACCACGAAAGTGGCTCCAGGTATCTCAGAGGTAACAAGAAAGATCCTTCTGATAAGGAGGATACTCTTGTAAAATTTTCTGATTCGCTATATGCGCTGTCTTCCGATCGAAGTCCAACAGTTATCCCTTCCTTTAACAAGAAGGTGTTGGATACAGTGTAACTCCATCCCACGATGGAGGTCTTCACTG